ATATTATAACACGAATATTATGTTATGTCTATTGGTTCTGATTGTAACCTGTTAAGAAGGAATCTGTATCCTCTCCTCTGTAGGCATCCCACCACTGGACTTGTAGATCCACTGTAAACTCTTCAACAGAATCTGACTGATCGTATGAAAGTTCGATGGCACTTACGTTCGTTGGGAATATTCCGTGGAACTTATAAGTTTTCAATACAGGGATGTTGGAATTATCTGCAAGAGCTTTCTGGAGTTTACCAGTGCTATCACCGATATAGTTTTCGGGAGTTTGATAGTTTGGTTGACCATTGATTGCATCTCTACCTAATTGATAGACATATGCATTTGTCTGGTAATCAACAGGAGTCACTTCTCCAGTAGCGTTGTCCACACGGTTGATTCTATTCATCCATGCTTCAAATGCGTTTCTAAGTCTGAATGTCGTGTCATTAATGACTGTGATTGTCCAAACATCGAATGTCCTATCTCCAGCAATCTTGAGGTTTCTGCCTCTGAATGGAATATCAATAACATTGATATTTGATGCTGGTAGGTTTGCAGCCTTCACCATGAATCTAGTATCCAAGGCAAGTTCTTCGTTTGAGATCTCTTTCGCTATACCCTCTGGGTAAACTAGTTTTACCTCGAACAGGTTAGGACGAGCACCTCCACCAACCAACCTAGACCTAAATGAGTCTATGGTTCTTTGATTGACGTTAGGTAAATTAGATGGCATTTTCTTTAAATCCTCTTCGTGACGTATTTAGTAAAATTAAACAGATCCAATCACTTCATCGAAGCTGATGCCAGTTCTAGTTGCAACGAATGTTAATCCGATGAAGTTAATAGAACGTGCAGGCTTCACGAAGATATCTGCCTTGAAGGTATTTGAATCAATAACATCAGGTGTGTTATTTGACTCATCACATATGACTACGAAGTCGGAAATACCTCTCTTAGCCTGTACATCACGAAGATATGGTTCAACAATGTTCACAAAAGCAGTTCTTGTGAGATCATCATTAAATTCAAACAATTGAGCTCTTGCTGCTCTCTCGATAGTTCCTTCGATTGTTAAGAACAAACGACGGACGTTAATTCTATCAAAAGCAGAAGCCTCTTTTTGTGCAGTCTTATCACCGAACAACACAAGACCAGCGCCAGGTGAGAATACAACAGGGTTGATTCTCTTAGGATAGAGTTGATCTCTCTGTGCCTGTGATGGATTGTATGCAATCTTAACTGCATTGTTGATAGTTCCTCTAGTTGCACCAGCTGGTGAGAACCAAGGGAATGAGTTGATGGATGTTCTTGCCATCAATCCAGCAATATCACCATTTAGAGGAATGTATCTAAATGTATTGTTGAATCTGTCAAAGGTGTACTTGTAACCAGAGTCAAATACTGCATATGAACTGGATGTCAAACTCTCATAGAATGAGATAATGTTTGAAGTCTGTTGATCTGAGTTAGTTAAACCAACAATACCATCTCTGTAAGGTGAAATACATGCGATGCAATCCTTACGAGTGGTAGCGATCTGGATCAATTTATTTGCTTTTGCTTGAGCTTCGTAAATTGAATTTCCACCAGATGGCCCTTGAATTAGATAGTTAACTGAGTATTCAGCAGGGTTATCTAATACAGTATAAGAGGAAATAATATCTCCTAACTCACACTTGTAAGCACCAACAGAACCGTAGTCATTACCGTTTTCTAGTGAGAATGTTTTAGGGCCAGCACCATTGAATGTTTTTCCTTGTGCCTCTGATCCCCATGTTCCACTATTATCAAGAGTGTAACCACTTAAAGTGGAATGTTTAAGAGCTAAACCAGTTTGTGCCGCTCCAACAAAAGCGAAGTTGGAGAAGTTTGCAATGTAGTTCTTGTAGTAGATATCTGTGCTTGGAGATATCTTAGCATCTGATGCCTTGGATAATCCAACCCATTTCTCTATGATAGCACCAGCAGTACCAGTTACTGATCCTGAGTCATCAACAACTAATACATGGAATTCGTCGTATCTAGAATTTCTTGCTTTAGCATACTCAGTTGTGGTTGGTGCCTCTGCAATCTGATTCCATTTGATTGAGGTATTTACAAGACCTAAAGTTTGTTCGTTGTACCAATCTTTGACAGTGTTACCTTCTCTTAAGTAAAGTCCACTACCAATACCAGACATAACTATAAAGTCTGTATTTGCAAATGCAACTGTTGCTGCAGTATCCATTGTTATTTCTGGATTACCACCAACTTGAGTTTGAACATCAGTAACATTACCTGAGTAAGTTCCGTTGAGTGACTTGATTTGGTCGCCAGGAGAAACTTTCAGTGCATTTAGATCTTCACCGAAACTGATAACAGTAGAACCAATACCAATTACAGCTTGGAATCTTGTTCTTTCAATTCTCTGAGATGTTCCAGAATTGTTAAAGATCTGATAACGGTTTGGTTGGTTATCACTTGCTGGTCTACTAAAGAACTCATTGTAGATGTTTACGTCATATCCATAGAAAGCGTTAGTTGAAGAACCTTCTTCATAGTCTGCAGCTTCCCAGACATCAGTTGTTACGTTGTGTTTTGCGACAACCTTGACATCAATACTTCCATTGTGAATATCAGTAATGATACCTTTAAGATATCCAGTTTGAATACCAACTGTTCCATCTGTGTTTGCAACACTTGTTGAGAAACCAGCAGTAATTGCGTATCCAACTACAAGACCATCAGTACCAATTGCAATTCTCTGATCAGCTTGAGCATCAATAGTGCAAATCTTTAAACCATTTGCCCAAGAGCCAGGGTTTCTTGCAGCATAGTTCCAATTAGTATCAGACTCACGATTATTGTAATAATCTTCCTGTGTCTTAATTGATAAGTTTGTAATTGCAACACCAACAGGTGCGTTAGCGTTAGAAAGATTTGTATTATTAGTTCTTAATACTCTTAGGATTCCTCCATAAGATAAGAAAGAAGATGCAGTCATCCAGTACTCATATTGAGCATCGGTAGATTTAGGAGATCCAAACGTGTTAAGTAAATCTGCTTCAGTCTCAATCAAAACTGGTTCATTAACAGGGCCTTTCTCAAAAGGGCCTGCAATAGCACCAACTTGATCGTTGACTCCATCAATTCTACCTACTGTTAGGTCTATCTCTTTTACCTTAACGCCTGGAGATACTAGATTAAGCGCCATGTTAGTGTTCCTCGAAGATCTCAGTTGTTTTCTCTGTTATTATTTAGAAATTACTACTTTTTCACTGGGGAAATGGTACACGAACCCTCTACCAATCTGGATATACGTCTGGTTTGTCTCTTTTTCTTTTGTTTTTTACTCTGTCAATAGTACATGTCTTACATTCATAAGAATATGACGATGGTTTTTCGCCTCTACTCTTCCTAGACAGGTAGAATCCTTCTGTTAATGGGTATGTTTTATTACAGACTCTACATTTTCTCTCATGTAGAAACAGAACTGGATCGTCTAATTCCATTATTCTACTTGGATTACACCCACTATCTCTGGAAACTTCATAGTAAGATGTCTTTCTATACCCATCTTCAATGTCTGTGAACTCATAGCACATGTAGAACAAGCACCATGTAATCTTACTTTTACTATTGCAGCTTCCTCTCCTTCTCTTACACCGTAATACATTCTCATATTCTCTTCTAAATTGTAATCAATCTCCACAAACTCTAAGTAACCACCATCTGCTTCGATGTATGGTCTTAGGTCATTTAAAGATTCATTTACTTCTGTTGGACTAATCATAAGTAATCCCACATGAATGATCTATCACCATATTCATCAACATGCCATCTATCTCCAGAATCATCTACGAATGAAGTTTCCTCAGATACACCATCCTGTATAAAACCAAATGGAGCCATGTCTGCCTCTATTTGATCTCTTTGGTCATCATATACTCTCTTTCTTATATCATCATCTGTCATCTCTTTGAAATAATCTTGCATCACCAACCATGCAAATATTACCAGACACATGGCGAGGTCATCATTACATCCTTCTTCTGCCTCAAATGAGTTTGATTTTTCAATGAAGGTTGTGAGTTCTGCAATGATGTTGTAGTCCTTGACTAATAGTTTATCTGTCTCTATCAAAGTTTTTAGATTTAAAGAACCGATTTTTTTAACAGTCTTAGACATCTTCACTCCTAGTTGTACCTTACTGCCAGAGAATCCTTGTCCTAATACTTGTCCAGCTCTACCTCTTACAGCAGTCATCAATACATTCTCATATTCCATATCATAGAATAGTATAGATGCAATCTGATCTCCTATATCATTTACTTCACATAGGACATACGCATCATTATATGCCTTTGCAAAATCTAGGATCACATTTGGAAATAACATTGGTTTGATAGTGTTATTTCTATACTTAGCAACAACCTTATATGGAAACTCTGTAGTGTCGAATACTATGAAGGCAGAGTAATCTTTCTCCACACCTCTTGCAACGTCCACTGTAATAGAGTAATTATGTTTAGGTATTGGATTTTCATATATCTCTCCTCCTCGTTTACCCCTATTGATTGGTTCATCATACACCATAGTCTTCAACTTGGCTGGTGAGATCAACGTATCAACAGATCCTAAGAACTCGCACTCAAACTCAACACGGAACTGTGCTTCTGATGTATTCTTAATCGTCTGTTCTTTCCACGCTTCATCTCTGCCTGGCACTTCTGACCAGTGAACGTCTGTGGTGACGTATTCGTTTCTACCTAGTTCTGCATCATGCCACAGTCGGTAAAAATGATTCATACCACGAGGGGTAGAAACAATAATTACCTTAGTAGACTTACCAGAACTAATAGTAGGATATACACTACTAAAGAAATCATCTGCTAAATGGTTGGCAACGAACGCAAATTCGTCTAAGAATATGATGTTGAATGACATACCTCGAACAGCAGATGCAGAGGTTGATGCAGCAATGATCTTGGATTTGTTTTCTAATTCCATAGATCCCTTGTTCCATGCAATGATACCCTGTTGCATCCACTTGGGTAAGTTCTCATACGCAATCTGTAATCTACCAAGTAGATCTCGTGCAGTCTGAGCTTTGTTTGCAAGTATACCTATAGTTACACTATCATTGAAGATGGCATAGTGTAGGAGATATGATACCACAGTCGTTGACTTACCTGACTGACGAGGCATCTTACAAATATTAAATCTGTTATTGTGAAAATT